GCGGTAGACAACCCAATAACCTGTCCACCAGTAGGACGGTTAATTGTCGGATAAGCAGCAGACCAAATATCTCTAGCAAACATCTGAAACGCCCATTCATCGAGTATTACAAGGTTTGCCGTGAAAGAACGTCCACTGTCAGGACCGGCAGACATAGCGTTAAAAACAGCAGGTTCCTTGCCTTTATGATAGATAGTAACCGACAATACCGTTGAATCCCACGTAGGGTTAGGATATTGCTTCGGAGTACCTTTAACGTGCCGAATCATCCATGAAGGTAAATACCTCAGAATAAAGCATATACGCCTGATAAGTTCCTTAGCATCTTCTTCCCTCTTAGATAGAGCAACAACAGAATAACCGGGTCTAAATATAACCCCGTGTAATCCGTAGATAAGAGACAACCAAGTAAAACCTAACTGCCGCGCTTTAAGAATAATCGACAATTTACTGTCAATAATTTTCCTTAACGCTTCCTTCTGACCGTCCCATAAATTAAGTTTAGCGACTAAATCAGTAACGTCTCTATCTTCTATGTAGGCGTATTTATCTATAAAATACTCTACACTCTTAGAGGATTTACGAAATTCCAACTCGACTTTTAAGGACGCTTTTTCTCTTAACTTCTGAGCGGATAGTTTTTTCTTTTCCTTTTGTTGGTCAGTCATAAGATCACCTTGTTATGTTTTCATTTCCGCATAAACTGTACTAATTCCCACCTGCATTAATCCCATTGCCTCTATGGAATTAGTTGACCAACCAGTATAAACTCTGTCGTTTTGGTCAACTTGAATAATAATTAACTGTTTCACTTCTCCGCTATTAGCATCATCCTGCAAGTCACTAACAAGTGATTCAATTGTGACTTTACCATTCTTCTTATCTCTCAATGCTTTGATATTTTTAACCATAATAGATACCGTCCTCGGTTAAAATGTTATTTGGTTATCCTTAATCACCTGATATAGACCTGCTTCAAGTGCTGATATTTGCGGATGCTCCAACCTTAATTCAAGGTTAATATTAAGTGCCTCAATAATCTCATGCAGTAAAGTTGACTCAATCTGACTTTGAGTTTTGTTTTTATTTAAGCGGATAGTGTTGGTATTTGGATTAAGACTCCCATAATCTCCGCTTTCTCTATCATCAATCATAATTATGGTGTAGTTATGTCCTAATATCTTGATATTGTCGGGTATTATCATAGCAAATCTCCCGTTCTCAGTTAATTTTTATAAATATACGTAAAATAATAAATCGATGGGTAGCGATAGCATAAAGTACCGGTACCACCGGCCGGAGTCCCGCCAATCCATACCGGGGGTATTTGGCCCCCACCCCCTCTTTTTGGCGAATATCCTATCCAAATACGTGCGCTCGCGCTCCTGCTGGCGTATGCGCTGCGCTCTGTGCGTACAATACAGTGTCACAACCCTGCGGTTGTGAAATGGATCAAGAACGAAAAAATGTCCACCAGTGAAGGACATTTGACAATTGAACCAACAAAATAATAATATAAATCCACAAACCCTTATATAATGCTGGTTACAGGGTTACGTCTAGTTTACATAATATTTATTATCGGATCATGTCCTACTTTTGGGCTAATCCTCCAGCAACTTTTCGAGTTCCTCGTCCGACATCCCAGCTATGCGAACATCTACAGGGCCGCCGTCAGCGCCCGTGAGCTCCATTGATACGTTTTCCCTATACTTCTGCGGCATAGCTCCTTTGGTGGCGAATATAAGCAATGTATCTGAGTATTTCCGCACCGTTCCGCACTCCTGACCTTGATAGAATACCGGCTCCAGAACTCCCTCGACGGCTCTACGCCTGACTTCCTGCTCTAGTCGGTCACAGGCTTGTTTCTCAGCTTCCCGGAATCGTTCGACGTATTCAGCATTTTCCATCCATTGATAATGAGATGTCCGGCTAATTCCGGCCAATTCGGCTGCATGTGTAACCGTTCCCACTTCTGCATATGCGGCCAAGAACGCTTCCCTTTTAGCCTGAACAGATTTGTCATGGTCGCTCATTTTACATTTCACCTCGATTTACTTAGATATTCTTATGTAAGATACAATAAACTACTTCTTTGTCTCTGCATACTTCGCTTTCACCCAGTCCGGCAAATAACAATCCAGTTGATTCCTGAATATCAGATATAGATTCAAAGGTATCCTGTTGCTGCTGAAAAAATAAATAGGGTTGACATAGAAATGTACTTCTTTCTTTTCTCCAGCTTCTACATTCACCTTTGCCATGATTCCCAGATCAATCATTTTACGCACAAACTTCTTTGCCTGGTATTCTTTTAGTTCTATCACTTCGCCAATTTGCTTTTCATTGTACGGACGTATTCCACCATTTCCGCGGTATCCGAGCATATTCGTATTTGACCAAATTTTCTTTGCCAACGTTGCCATTTGTCCGCGTTCTTTCATCGTTGTCTCAGGTGGGAAGTCTATATCCAAAAAGGATTTTGCGAAACCTTTCCGCGCCCAAAACAGATAACCTTTTTCCTCGTCAAAAGACGATGCTATGTAGCGCACATTTTTTCCGCGCAACTCTCCTGTTTCCTCTTCTATGTAGCGTGTTTCTTTGAGCATTTTACCACCTGATTTCTCGTTGGTTTTTCGTACTATTTCGAAAGTCAAAACACGCAAAAAAACCAACAGTAAAAAACAACTCAAACCGTTGGTATTTCTGGCTTTGCAGGTTTTGGTCACGAAAAGATGCATATAAAAGATATATAGGTATCTTTGCATGGTCGGTTTTTCTCTCGCTTCTATACAAAACAAAAAGCACCCTCTCGGATGCTCCACAAACAGTATTCGTCTACCTAAAACAGTAGGCAGACACAAATAAAAAAACATGGTATAAAACTCCCACTATATCATTTTATCACGGTTAAACCCCGAAAACAAGAAAAACTTTACGTTTTCCGCATATCCATAGAAAATAGATACACTTTTCTCTTCTCCACACCCTCCACAACAAAAACAGCTTCGCCACAGCGCCCATACAGCCACACAAAACACATTGCAGGTATGTTTGTACCTCCAATTTGTGTATGGTCACTACAAGCACGTTTGCAGGGGTTTTCGTGTTGTTTCTATAGTAGCGGAAAAGCTGGGTTGCCATATGGATATCCAGTATGTTATACTATCATTGGAGGTGATTCAAATGTCAGCAAAGCGGAAAGAAAAATATAGAGAAGGCTGGGAAAGTTTTAATTTGCGCCTGTCTATAGAAGATAAAGCAAAACTAGCCGAAATATCAACAAATACGCGGGTTCCAGCATCGGAAATAGCCAGAACTGCTATCAAAAAAGAAATTGCGGAATATCAAAAAACTATGAAAAAGGCAGATACGGCTAGTATCTAGTAGGCTGGATAAGCTGGGTATCCATAAATAGCTGAATATGACGTTAAATCGGGCTAGACGGTATGGGTATCCACATGATAGTATAAGCACATGGAACACAGCAACAAAATAACAACGAGAGGGGATGCACTGAATGAGCATAACTAACGTAAGGGAACTGGTTAACAACAAACTATCCCTGTTGGACATAAATAATAAGCACTGCAAAGGCGAAACCGGAGTAACCAGAATTGACCACGAACTATCCGGGATAAAGCAGGCACTCAGGATAATGGGATTCGACCTAGAGATAAGAAAAAACCCCTACTTTTGGGAAAACGGCGAACCATCTACTTATAAGATTGATTTTGTTGAATAAACTCTTTGCGGAGAGTCTAAACAGCCTTAAGCCGCAAGCGTTCCCCTTCGGGGGAGGTGGCAAGTTAAAACTAAATACGAGGGGGATACACACATGAAAATTCACAACGGCGAGAACATCGACATCACGGTAGTTACCGACTTAGGCGAAACTGTAATACCTGCTAAAACCACAGTTGAAGTCGAAATTCCAGAGGATGCAATCTTAAACCTGCACGACCACACCATGTATGTGCAGGAAGAAGGGAACTGGTACAGTAAGACGGAACAATGCTACACAGGCGCAGACATGGAAATCTACCTGGAAGGTTAGTCGAAACCGGGTTCGCCCGGTCAGCAGGAATTTGTCTACCTGCTCTGAGGATGACAGACAAAGCGCACCGCACACGCATAACTCCTTTAGAGAGGGGTTTTGTTGAGGCAAAGGAGGAATATCAATGACAACAACAATAATGCTACTAGACGAGCAAGGCAACATTTCCGAACTGGCAGTTTACACCTTGCCGGCAAAGCAAGCGTTAATTGCTTACCGCCAAAAGTTTGAGTTCAAAAACGGCAATACCTGGACTTACCCCAGCGAGGATGCAGTAATTCGTGAAATGCGAGGGGGTGAATACTGCTACTTCCGAGGTGATGCCAACATTTTCACCAGGTCCGCGACTACCTAAAGTCGCAGTTTTACCCAAATCCTTTTGCGAGGAGGGTTTACTATGCAATTTCAAAAAATCCAGAACAAGATTGACGCTCAGAACTTTTGCCAAAACATCAAAAAAATCCGCACTTCCGAGGGCGAACCAGTTGCCCAGCGCAACGAGGGAGGGGATCTGGTTATAAACCTCACGTCGGGCGCAAACAGTGTATATAGCATTTATATTTACCCCGACCACTGGGACTGTAGTATCCAGGGCGAGGGCATGAGCGCACCGGCAGAAACCAT